TTGATACTTATGGTCGAGCCGGAGTTAATGCTCTTATGGCAACTACTCCTAAAGATTCTGGAGAAACAGCAACGTCCTGGTATTATGAGATTACCGGAGATGTTAACTCCTTCAAAATAGAGTGGAAAAATAGCAAAAAAGTTGATGGTGTTCCACTCGTAGTACTTCTACAGTATGGGCATGGAACTCGTAATGGGGCCTATGTTGCAGGAGTGGACTTTATAAACCCGACAATGAGACCTATATTTGATAGGTTAGCCCTTGATATGTGGAAGGAGGTAGCCAGTTTATGAACAACATTGATCAACGCGTTGTCCAGATGCAATTTGATAATAAACAGTTTGAATCTGGAGTAAAAGAGTCTCTCGGTACAATCAATGACTTGAAAAAAGGACTTGATTTGACGCAGGCTGGCCAACATCTAGATAATCTTTATAAAAAAGGTAAGATGTTCTCACTTCAAGGAATAGCCGACGGTGTAGATTCTCTAAACCAGCGTTTCTCAGCTATGGGAATTGTAGGAATGAGTGTAATTAACAACTTAACAACCGCGGCGATGCAGGGTGCTAAGAAAATGGCTGGCTTTATCTTAACTCCGCTTATCGAGGGTGGTCTAAAGAGAGCTGAGGCGATTGAGCAGGCTAAATTCCAGTTCGAAGGTCTCGGAATGGATGTCGAAAAGACTATGGAAAGCGCTTTGGCGGCAGTTAAAGGCACGGCTTATGGTCTTGGCGATGCGGCTCTAGTTGCTGCTCAGCTTGGGGCTTCTGGTATGAAGGCCGGAGAGGCTATGACGGCGGCGTTACGAGGTACTGCTGGTGTAGCAGCGATGACCAAGAGTGAGTATAGCGATATTGGTCGTATATTTACAACGGTTGCAGGTAACGGACGTCTTATGGGCGACCAACTTAATCAGCTTTCATCGCGAGGTATAAATGCCGCCGCTACGATTGCTAAATATTTGAATACAACCGAAAGTGCAGTACGAGCGATGGTTTCCGATGGCGAAATTTCATTTGAGACTTTCTCTTTAGCCATGGATTCAGCGTTCGGCGAACACGCACAAGATGCTAATAAGTTATTTTCTGGTGCCCTTGCTAATATGCAGGCGGCTTTAAGCCGAATTGGTGCGGAATTCCAATCGGTTAAGTTAGATAATTTTAGAGATATGCTTAATGCGCTAACGCCGGTTATTGATCAAGTGCATGAAAAAATGATGCCATTAATTAAAGTCATTAATGATTTCCAAACAGCAATGGCCCAAGTTATAATAACAAAATTAAATTGGTTTTTAGACTTTAATAAAAAGTTTAAGTTTCTGGATACTATATTTGCCTCTATGGTTAGTGTTATTAAAACATTTAAATCTGTATTGGGTTCCATTCGGCAAGCGTTTCGTAACATATTTCCAAAAACAAGTACTTATGACTTAATTACGTTTGCGGCGGGGTTTCAATCATTAGCGGAAAATCTTAAGGTTCTAGCTTCACCGAAAGTATTATTAAAAATCCAAAAAGTATTTCAAGGATTTTTCTCCGTAATTCGATTCGGGATTGATGTCGTATTAACTCTTGCTAGATGTATATTTGGTTTGGCAAAAGGCCTTCTTCCTTTAGGAGAACTGCTATTAAACGTTGCCAGCGGTTTTGGGGCTTTTGTTAGCGGTGTAACAACCGCTATAACTTCAGCCGACATATTTTCAGATACTGTGAAAAGTTGTAATACACTTGGAAACGCTCTAAGTAGTCTATTTGAACACATAAAAGATATTGTGCCTTTCTTCTTTAACTTGGCAAAGAGCGTAGCTAAGGTCTTCGAAGGTATGTTTGGAGGAATAACAAAAGGAATTAATGGATTAGACATTGAGAAACTTGTTGCGTTAATTAATGGGATTCTCTTTGGTGTTATTTTAAAGAACCTCGGTGATCTGATTAATAATTTGGCGTTCTTAAGTAAACGAGGATTAGGTTTAGATGGCATCATAGGCGTATTTGACAAGCTTAAATCTACTCTTACTTTATACCAAGGGCAACTTAAAGGTGCGACACTCATGAAGATCGCAATGGCTGTTGGTATCTTAGCCTTATCGCTGGTAATGCTGGCTTCAATTGATTCTGATAAACTTATGGGGGCTATAGCTGCTATGGGTGCTCTATTTGTTCAACTTGGTTTGGCATTTAAAGTCCTTGAAGGTTTTACTTTCGGTTTTAAAGCTTTGGTTGTTATACCTGGACTGTTAATAGGAATGGCGACGGCAATATTTATATTAGCCACGTCCGTAAAACTCTTATCCACTATAGACTGGGGCGGGATTGCTAAAGGGCTCGTTGCGATTACAGGCATGATGGCTATATTAATAGCATCTACAAAACTGTTGAGTAAGAGCGGAAAAGGTCTCGTGAGCACTGGAGTCGGCTTAGTCTTATTTGCAGTGGCTATTCGTATTTTAGCAGGAGCACTGAAGTCGATCAGCGAATTAAGCGTAGCACAAATTACAAAAGGACTTACGGCAATCGGCGTTCTTATGGCAGAACTTGTTATATTTAATAAGTTTGTTCGCCAGAATCTTACTGTTAAAACTAGTGTTGCGTTGATATTCTTAGGAACAGCACTAAACATTTTAGCAGAGGCAGTTCGTCGCTTTGGTGAAATCAGCGTTAAGAATCTAGCAAAAGGGCTTGGCGCTATAGCCGTTGTCTTGTATGAATTGTTGTTATTTATGAAACTAGCAGGTCGAAGTGATAAAATCATCACAACGGCAATTGCTATGAACATTCTAGGAGCAGCGCTTTATATTTTGGCTGGGGCAATAGCGAAGATGGGCGGAATGTCCGTTGGCGAACTAGTAAAAGGGCTTATCGGCCTTGGTATTGCGCTTGGAATAATTGCTGTCGCTATGAAATTCATGACAGGGGCTCTTCCTGGTGCAGCGGCATTGTTAGTTGTCGCAGGAGCATTAGCTATATTTGTTCCGCTTTTAAAAATCTTAGGAAACATGTCTCTAAAAGAAGTCGCGACGAGTCTTGGAATGTTGGCTGGTGTCTTTGCGGTATTAGGTTTAGCAGCTTTAGTTCTAACACCATTACTCCCAGCATTATTAGGTCTAGGTGCCGCTTTAACTCTTATTGGGTTGGGTTGCGCACTTGCCGGAGCCGGCTTAGTTGCGGTTTCAATTGGTATAACAGCATTGGCAGCGGCTGGTGTAGCAGGAGCAGCAGGGTTGACGGCTATGGTTGCCGCATTAATCGGGTTGATCCCCTTAATGTTGCAAAAGACTGCCGAGGGTATTGTAGCATTCTGTGATGTTATTGCAGTTAGTGGTAAATCAATTACTGCAGCAGTAACGACGATATTAATGTCCATTTTAAACTCAATTACTTTAATAGCTCCTAAACTCATATCTACAGTTATGTTGTTGCTAACAAGTCTCTTAAAAGCTTTAGTCGTGGCTGTTCCAATGTTCGTTCGAGCAGGATTTGCTATATTACTAGGTGTGTTAAGAGGAATTCGTGACAACATCGGACAAGTTGTTACAACTGCAGTTGAGATCGCTGTTAATTTTATTAATGCTCTAACTGCTAATCTACCAAAAATAGTTCAAGCTGGTTTTAATTTTGTCATCGGGTTTATTAATGGATTAGCTAATGGTATTAGAAAGAATAACAAGCGAGTTATAAAAGCCGTTGATAATTTGTTAACTGCTTTTATAGATGCAGCAAAGGAATGGGTTATTGCCGGAGCAAATAAAATTGAACAAATAGGTAAAGATATTGTTCAGGGAATGATTAACGGTGTAAAGGCTAAGATCGATAAAATCGGAAGTATTGCTAAGACGCTAGGTGCAGCTCTTCTTAAAGGAATTAAAAAGTTCTTAGGAATTAATTCCCCTTCTACAGAGATGGAAGAGGTTGGTATGTATTCCGTAGCAGGTCTAGCAAAAGGACTTAAGAAATACGCAAGCAATGCTGTTGCCGAAGCTAAAAATGTTGGTGGGCAAACGGTTGACGCTATGTCGAAGGCTATAGCCAAAGTTAGTTATATTTCTGGGCAAGATCTCAGTTTAGCCCCAACAATCCGACCCGTTGTCGACCTTGACGAAGTCACAAGCGCAAGAAAGACAATTGAGTCCACTCTAGGAGCAAGCGCAACAATAAACACTTCGTTAGCTGCACAAAGAGCTCGATCGATTTCCAGGCCACAAAGTTCTGCCGAAAAAGTCGTCGAAAAAGCTGCGGCTCAAGGAGAAAGTTTCTCATTTGTGCAAAACAACTACTCGCCTAAAGCTCTTTCCAGGTTGGAAATCTATAGGCAAACTAAAAATCAACTCTCAGCAGTGAAAGGATAGGTGCTCAATGATTAAATCAGTAACAGTTACTAACCCTGCTGGGGAATCGTTAAAGATCGAGTTGGGGAATCCGGCGAGTTCCGGGTTCCTCGTTCTTGGTATGGATGGAATTGGCCCTAGTAGAGCAGACGTGAATATTTCAGACATCGCAACGAGTGACGGATCATATTTTACATCTGCTCGAATTGGGGCTAGAAATATCGTATTAAATCTTAAACTTCTAGGAACGCCAACGGTCGAAGACACAAGACACCGAAGTTATTTATTCTTTCCTGTAAAAAAGAAGATCAATCTTCTGTTTGAGACTGATACTCGAATCTGTCAAATTTCAGGTTATGTCGAATCGAATGACGTAAACATATTTAGCCAACATGAAACCATCCAAGTATCGCTTATGTGTCCTGATCCATAGTTCTACTCTGTTTTCTT